TTATTCATTACGATTTTATTATTATTTGTGTAAATACCGTCGTTTGTGTAAAAATGAACCTGATTACCGTATATATGAGTCCTACCTATTCCGGCCTTATAGAGTCCATAACCTAACGAGGTATTACCGGAGGCAGATACCGGTATTAAAGCCGAGTAAGACGCTGAGCCGTCCGCAGTTTCTCCCAGGATCGAGAGATCGTTTTTAAGAGTAACTTTGGATCTAAATAAAGTCTCAAACGCTACGTCTAACGTATTCGTTAACTCTGCGATCTTACCGAACGCCCACCCCTGGCCCTTTTGCCATATGGAAAACAAACTCTTACCGGAGGTCGCTGAGGCTCGTTTAGGAATGCTCTCAAACGCGTCCGTAGCCGTAAGAATAAGGTCGTAACTCGACGAGGTATCAGCGCTAAACGAATACGTACCACCGCTTACCGAATACTTTCCGGTATAGCTCGAGAGCGTTACCGTCGTGTACGAGGTAGCGGACGCCTTTTTATACTCTAACTTATAAGTCGCGGTATTCTTATTATTTAATGACGTGACCGACGCGCTGAACGTGATATTTATATTACTACCGTTACGAGTCGCCTTAAAGGAGCTAACTTTTGGTTTCGCGTAGGCGATAGCCGTTATAGTAGTCGACGCGGTAGCCGTTCGACCTCGAGAGTCTGTAACTGTAGTCGAGATCGTTAACGTACCGGTAGACGCTACGACGTCCGTCGTAACGGTCGATCCCGTATACGTCTTACCGTTCGCGGTCGTACTATACGCCTTAATCGTAGATCCCTGGCTACCGGAGGCCGTAACAACGACCTTTATCTTAGACTTACTCTTTACGTATCCTCCGTAGGTTGTCGCGTACCCGTTAGGATCGCTAACCGCGATCGATACGGTAGGCTTTACGCTCGTCGGTATCGCACAACTGATCGTCTTACTACTGCCACCGATAAGAGTCGAGCCGTTATAGGTATCGATCATAAACGTAACCGATACGGACGTACCGGTCTTATTCTGAGACGCCAACGATAACGGAGGCGTAAACGATACACTCGTCGCGGTCGTTTTAGTAGCGATCGTACCGCTCTCGGTACCGCAGTGATACGTAATCGTATGAGTAAACGAGCTACTGTTACGGTTAATCGTTAAGGTCTGAGCCGTACCAAGAGTACCGTTACTCGCTGATAGCTTAGATACTCGAGGGATCGTATCGAGAGTACCGCTACCGGATCCCGATTTAGTACCGATTTTGGATCCACCGAAATTTATATCGAACGTCTGACTAAACGAGTAGGAGAACGTCTTAGTACCGTCGGCATTATGGGAGATCGTAGTCGTATCACTCGCGAGCGTTTTCGTCGTGTTATTACCGATACCGATCGTATTCGTACCGCTATATTTAGTACCGTTTACCGTTACCGACCAACTTTTCGAGGCGGTCGAGCTGATTAAACCGTCGCTCCCGGAGATTAACTCCATTTTCCAGGAGATCGTAGTCTTATTATTCGCTATATCCTGGCTCGATTCCGACCAACTAAATTTAAGCGTATCCCATGAGGTTACGGTTATACTTTTACTGCCACTGGTCGCCATACTTACTCACCTCCCACATAATTACAATTAACGATACCGGACTCGTCCGTAGTTATTGCGTAATCCCCGAATTTTAACCCACTCGTTACCTCGATCTCCGGAGTATATACCTTACCGTTCGCGACCCAAAAGATCTCCTCGTCGTTAACGGTCATACTATAACGATCGTTATCGATAACGACCTTATACGGACTATCGCTCTGTCCGATAGTCATACCGTTAATATCGAACGTAAAATATTTCGTAATCGTATTGATCTGATTCTGTAATTCTCCGTTTACCGTTTCGATTTTTTCGGTCGTCTCGGTAAAGTTTAGAGAAATCTGATCGGCGAGTATTTTTAATTCACTCTCGACCGTTTCCTTAAACGAGTCGAAATCTCCGGTCTCTGTATACGATTTTAAGGCCTCAAAAATGATACTCTCGCACGTATTCGTAATGGAGGTCGTCTGCTCCGTGATCGTCTGCCGGATATCCTCTAACTCCTCGTCGACGTCCTCGGTAAACTTTTTCCAGGTATAATCGTCGAAATTCTCGCTATCCTTTTCGTTAAAGTCTACGAGAGTACCGATATACGCTCCCAACTCCTCGCCGTTATTAGCGGTAAAAGTCTCGCCATCGTCCGAGTATTTAATATGGAGATACTGCGTACGACCGTCCGCGCCCGGTTCTCCGGGAGTACCGTTAGTACCGTCGTCTCCTCGACACTGAGTCCAGGTATAGGCCGTATGATCGGTCGGAGCCTCGTTTACGCTCGTACTACAAGTACCCATATACTTAGTATTCTCGTCCGGGTTCTCGGTCATTGGATTACCGTCCGGATTAGCTGAGAATTTTACGAAAAAATAACAGGACTCTCCGTCCTGTCCGTCTACTCCGTCTATACCGCTAGTACCGTCCTCACCTCGTATTTTCTTCCAGGTATACGCGTTAAAATCGGTCGGATCGGCCTCGGTCGCAGTAACACAAGTACCCATCCAATCTCCTAACTCCTCGCCGTTATCCGCCGTAAAGGTTTTACCGTCGTTAGAGTATTTAACATGGAAATATTGACTCGATCCGTTAGTACCCGGCTGACCGTCCTCGCCGTCGGCTCCTCGTACTCTCACCCATGTATACTCGGTATAGTCCGTAGGCGCCTCTGTTTTATTGGTACTACAAGTACCCATATACTCGGTATCGTCCTCCGGCTGATCCGTCATAACGTGACCGTCTGCGTACGGAGAATATTTAATATAAAAATACGTACCGTCGATACCCTCGATTTTCTCGGTTAGACCTTTATCGACCGAGGAGACGATATCTTTTAACTCGTTTTTCGTGTTTTCGAGTTTAACGTCAGCGTTACTAAATTTATCGTTATTCGAATCGATTAGACTCGACCGATCTAAACCTAACGTAAACGTAAAGGTCGACGGTTTCGATAAATCCACCGAGTACGCTCGTAATAGGATCGTCTCGTCGATCTCGTGAGGATTACTATAAACGCGGATATAGTCGCCAACCTTAAAGGACTCAATCATTGAATTAGTTAGATTAAGATCGACCGCCTTAACCGTTAATGAGCTATGGAGCATTATTTTTTGTGCTAAATACGCTCGAGCTTTCGTTAACAGATTAGACGGCTCCGTAACGTCCTCCCAAGTTACGACCTCGTAGATCTTACCGTACTTAGCGACCGCCTCGGTATTTTGGATATAATCGAGACCGCCGTTAACGCTCTTAATTGTTACTCGCTCCTCGGTCTCCGTACTCTCCTCGGTAGTCGTGCCGTCTTCGGTTTCTGTACTCTCCTCGGACTCGATCTTAGCACCGTACGGAATAATACAAGTAGCCAACGAATCGCCCTTTACCTCGTTCTCGAGATCTAAAAGGTTAATAGAGTACCTAACTCCCTGGGTAGACGTATCGGTAAAGTCTGAGAGATAGTCGATATAATTACCGTCCTCCTCGTAGCGGATAGAGATATAACCTCCTAGGAGCTTTATTAACTTATCCTCGATCTCTGCCCAGGTATTAGGCAACGCCGAATTAGCTCGCGTAATATAGTTATTTGAATCCGTAACGGTAATCGTACCGACCTTAAAACGCTGAGCGTCCGTAACCTGGTCGTTATGCTGATTTATCAAAAATCGAACGTAATCGGCAACGGATCCGGTAAACTTATAAGGTCGTACGACCGAGTCGTTAAAGTAGGCGAGTAAACCCTCAACCTCTACCTTTTTAACCTTTTTGAAATTTACCAAATCCGAAAATACTCGACCTCTAAATATGATTCTCGAATCCTGGTATACGGAAATAACGGATTTCATTTTAGAGAGAGATCCGTAATAACTATGAGTCGGATATATTAAAAAAGATAAGGAGCCGGCCTTATTAACCTCGAGGTTAAGGACCGGACTCCCTACGACTAAATTTTTATTTATCGGATGGTAGAGAGTTAAATCGTCGCATTTGATTTTATACATTAGATTTTAGCCTCCCTAAAAGTAATCGTTACCGTACCGGTAGACGTTATAACCCAAGTATTATTACCATTTGATAATACTAACCTCTCGTCCTCATACGTACCGGAGCTAATCGTATACGTATCGGTACCGATCTTAATCGTCGTACTCGCCGTAACCTTTACGGTCGGTACTACTGCAAAACCTGTATTCTCCATCACGAGAGACCGAGACGTTACTCCGGAGACGCTATACTGTTTTTGCTCGGCAGAGTATCTAAACGGCTGAGCGTCTACCACTAACTCAAACTCGACATAATGATAATGATCGACGTATGAGACCTCGGCTCGACCCTCGTAAGTCCATCCCTCGAGGTCGTCGACGACGATCGTTATATGCTGACCATGATAGAGTAATAGAGTATCGATTAACTCTAAGACTTTCGCTCGAGATCCATCACCTACAAACGAAAACGATAAGGATCGGTTATTATAGGTCGGTACGCCGGTTAACGCCTCGGTCATATCGAGCGCACCGTTACGTCCCGGGATCTCGACCATGTCTTTTTTAACGGTAGGAGCCGGGAGGCTCTTAGCCGTCATAACGAGACCGAGCTTATTACCGGTATGGACCGAATTATTTATTAAGATACCTCTCACGACTTACCACCCCCTAGCTAATTGGTTAGCTCTGTTACCTAACGCCGTATCGTAGGCGTCGACCGTTTCTCCGACGAGAGTACCGGTATCGAGTACGATCTGCAAACGACCGAGGCGCTCGTAAATACCGTCTAATTTACGAATTAAGTCGGTATTAGCTCCTCCGTTTAACTGGCCGTTAAGCTCTCGCGCGATATTCCGGATCCACTGCGTATTACGCTCTAACGGGATAACCGCCTCGGCGCCGTCCTCGCCGATCTCTGCGAACGTAGGACTATCTACGATACCGCCTCGAGCGAGTCGAGGGAATGATACCGTACCGATTTTACCGACGCTAACTCCTGGTAATTTGTTGATAAGTCCGATAGCTCCGTTAATAAGACCGATACCTCGGTTAATAACGTTTTCTATTGAGGAGATAACGCCGTTAATACCTGACCGTACGGATCGACCGATAGCGTCTCCGATTTTGGTACCGATCGCCGAGAATTTATCTTTAATTTTCGTCCACAAACCGCCGAAAAAGCTACCCCATCCGGAGAAAACGCTCTTAATATTCGACCATGCTTTCGAAAATGTATTTCTAAACCAGGAGCCGACGTTAGAGAACGTATTTCGGATCCCCGACCATATGTTAGCGAACCAACTTTTTACCGAGGACCAACTGTTTTTAATACCGGTCCAAGCGCCCGAAAAGAGGCTCTTAAACCAGTTTTTAGTAGCTGAAAAGGCGTTTTTGATCCCGGACCAAATATTCTTAAACCATCCGGTAACTGCTGACCAACTGTTTTTTATAGCGGTCCAGGCTTTGGTAAAGGTATTCTTAAACCACGTTACGACATTGGAAAATACGTTTTTAATACTTTTCCAAATATTGGAAAAAAACGACTTAACCGCGCTCCAAGCCTTTTTTATCGCGTTCCAGGCGTTAACGAAAAATTGAGCGATTTTAGGAGCCGTCTCCTTAAACCACTCGACGACCGCCGAAAACATGGACTTAATAGACTCCCATAGGTTAATCCAAAACTCGCGAAAAGCGTCGCAGTTATTCCATAAATAGATGAATCCGGCGACGAGACCGGCGATTAGAGCGACAATTAAGGTTATAGGATTCGCTAATAGAGTCGTATTCAAAAAGGCGAACGCCTTAGTAACTCCGCTAATAATCCCCTGGATCGCAAGCGCTCCGGCGAGGACCGTAAACGCGGTAGCCAACGCGATAACGACTCCGGTTATAATCTTCATAGCGGTAGGATTTTTTTGTAACCATTCGTATAAATTCATAAACCCGTCTGCTAATCTCTCAACTAACGGAGCGATCGCCTGTAACGCCTGGTTTTTCATATCCGTAAGAGCCGTATTTATCGGACTCATGGTTTCTCCGAGCTGAGCCTGTGTTTCTTTTAACCGTAATTCGGCCTCGTTAGCCTCCAAGATACTACCGGCGGTCTCGTCGTACGCCTTTTTACTTTCGCCGTAAGTCTCGTTAAGAAACTTAGCTACTACGTCCGCGCGTTCCTGTTCGTCCGTAATCTTAGCTAACGCCTCGTTAAAAGCGTCCTCGACCGGTAATCCCTCCTCGAGAGCGTCATTAAACGCCTTTTGAGCCTCTTTATTACCGGAGAGAGCGCTATTTAATCCCTCGTTAGCATTTTTCGCCCAGTTAATCGTATCAGCCATACCGCCGGTAACTTTACCTACGGTAATCGTCTCGTTAATCGCCTCGGTTAATCCCTCTATCGGAATACTATCGCCGTAGGAGGCCCATACCGCAGTAGCGCCCTCGGCTAATTGGGATACCGTCTCCGTCTCGGCTCCGATACCCATAAGGTTAGTAATAGCATTAGTAGACGCCTGGTCGTCGCCGAGGTACTTATAAAACTCCTCGTACTTTTCCTTAGCGAAATCCATAGAGTAACCGAACGTCTCGGAGGATCCCTCGAGTTTCGCTTGCATTTGGCGATACTCCTCGGTAGCCTCTGAGAGATCGAATAAAGCGTCTATGAGATCTCCGATCGCGGATACTGCCGACGTAATCGCGTTAGCTACCATATCGGCGAGAGCGCCTTTCATGATAGTAAATCCCTCGCTACTATCCTCTGCCGAATCTCCGGCGTCTTTAAGATCGTCGCCGGTCTCGTCTAATTCGCTCTGTAAATCCTTTAACTCGTTTTCGGTTTTAATAAGTTCTCGCTGAAACGCTCGATACTGATCCTCTCCGATATCGCCGTTATTAAACTGATCCTCTACCTGACTCTGAGCCTCTTTTAAGACCTTTAATTTCTCGGTCGTCTCGGAGACCGCACGAGTTAAAATCTCCTGTTTCTGAGCCATAAGGTCCGCGTTACCGGGATCCATCTTTAACAGTTTTTCGACCTGTTTAAGCTCACCTTTTAACAAGTTACTCTGTTTCTCTATGTCCCCTATAGCTTTTCCGAGTTTGGTAGTATCGCCTCCGATTTCGACGGTAATACCCTTAATCTTACTACTAGCCATTATTTACCCCTCCTTTCCGAAATTCTCGCGTAACTTCTCTCGGTCCGGTTTCGTTTGCTCCAATCGGTACGCGTTATCTAAATACTCCTGGCCCTTTTCGGTCTGAGACATACGATAAATAAACGCGTCTCGTCGGTACTGCAAATAATCGATATAATCCAGGTTCTCAACTTCGAGCATGGATACACCCGTATATTTAGATACTAAATGCTCCCAAAAGCTCTCTATATCGTACTTATGTCCCTTAGTATCCTCGCCCGGATAATAAGGGATCGTTAGTTTTTTGAATTAACGACCTCGTTAATAAACTCCGTATAACCCTGGATAAAGAGAATAATATCCATAAAGTCGAACATTTCCTCGACGTCCTTTTTAGCGACCGTAATACCGCCTTTATTTCGGTTCATGATCTTAGTACACAACTCGTAGAGAGTATCGATCGCGTCGTCGCTCATTTCGGTATCGAGAGAGTCTTTCATAGAGATAAACTCGTCCATGATCGCTTTAGTAGGCGTACAAATCATTAACGTAGTATCGTCCGGGAGAGTTACGTTAAAATATACCTTTTTCACATTCTTAAAGTTTAAGGATTTAGCCATTATAAAAACCTCCAATTATAAAAAATAGGACGAGGAGATATTTAATCCCACTCGTCCAAAAATAGTTAAATTACGCTGTAGCGATCTCCTCGTTATACTCGATAAGAGTACCCTCGTTATCCATCGGGAGACACTTAATTTCTGCGTCGATAACTGTTTCTTTATCCTTTACAAACGCAAGAGAGAATCCACTCTGATTTACGCCTCGGATTACGATCCATACGTCACCGTCTGCCGGATCGGTATGATGGAAACAAATAGCGTAAGACTTACCGTTATTATTACCGACACCACCGATTTTTACGGTACGAATACCGGCGGACTCAGTTACTCGAGCGGTCGCGCACAACTGCTCTAATGTCTTACCGTTCCAGGTTAATACGCCACTCTTAAGAGTCGCCTCCTCGTCTGTAATGATAACCTTACTTACCTTACCGCTATCGTCCTTAGCCTCGTAGTATGTCGGCTTATATTCGAGAGTAGCACCTCCGGAGATATGTCCCAGGAGATCTGTATCCGGCTTAAACTCGGTATACTTCGGCATGGTATCGCCTGTATATTCCTTAATCATCAAATCGCCGGAGCCAAGATAAATTGTATCGTTATCTGTTCTCTTACTCATGATTTCGCCCTCCTTATTTTTCTATAAAATTAAAAGTGTATAAAGTTTGGTATATCTGTTCAGCCTGGATCCAGGTTCGCTCGTCTTTATCGTACGCAAGTCCCAACGCGTCGAAACTTGCCTCGATTCTATCCTCCGCCTCCGGATCCGGTTTATCAGAATATAACTCGATAGTATAATCATGATCTTTTACGAGATTGAGACCGTCGGCCCCTCGTCTCTCAAAAGAATCCGAATATATCGCGTACGTAGAGTTAGGAGGTTTAAGAAACCGAGTTTCCTTAAAGGTCTCGTTTTCGACGAAACCGGCGCCGGTTAAAACTGCTTTAACCATTTTTAATTACCTCCTCTATTTCCGATAAATAACGCGGTAATATACTATTTACTGCGTTACCTATAAAGTTAGTACCCGGATAACGACCTCCGTCTCTAAGAGCGTGACCGTTATTTAGTAAATGAGAGAGTCTGTAATCGGATCCCTTAACGTACCATAGTTTAGTGATACCGAATTGACTCTCATTTACTGTTTTCTGAGCGATATTATCGCGGTAATGCTGAGATCGATCGCCTACCGGAGCCGTAGCCTTAGTAGTATCGACGAGATCTTTCATAGCCTTTTTAGTCGTCTTTTTGAGTCCGGATACTATCGACTCGTTATACTCGTCTAACGCGTCTCTAATCGCCGTATTTAGATCGTCGATCTGAATAGCCATAAACTCACCTCCTGTTAATAGGAGACTCCCAGGAGTTTTACGCTTTTATGAGCTAACATAAAATCGTCATAATCCCGGATATTATACGGTACGCCCTGGTAAAGGACGCGGTATAACTGCGTATTATGACTAATATCCTCGAGATCCTTAAAATAACGCACCTCAAAAACGAGAGTACGTTTACCCTGGATCGCTCCGGCGCTGAGATACTCGTCGTCGGTCTTACCCTTATTTATCCTCGCGTGAGGAGTAAATACTGTAATCCAATCCTCCGTTATCTCGTCTCGCTTTTGGATTACGATCCGTCTATCGTAGGGATTAGCCATTAGAAACCCTCCTCATATAGAGACGTAACTTAGAGGCGAGATCGCCGGATAACTTACGCTCGTTACTGGATAAGGAGATATCCCCTCGGTTTTCGTAGGCGTTAGACGCGTAAATTAACGCCAATTCCTTAGTTAAAGGATGGTCGACCGGATAATCCTCCGCGACGGATTCTCTTAGCTCTCCGTCTGCGGTACCGATGGACCGCGTTACGTTACGTAACACCACGTCGTCGGCGTAATCGATACCCAGGTAATCTAATACGTCCTCTACGATAATTACGTCCTCGATATTGCTCATACGATCGACCTCCTTATCTGTTTAAGATAGCGGAAACGATATCCGCCTTTAAGTTACTAGAGGATACGCCCTCGACGCCCAACTCCTTAGCGAGAGTGAGGAGCTGAGCCTTAGTTAAGGCGTTCAACTCCTCCTCACTATAAGAGCCGTCCTCGTTATTATCCGCGAGAGCCATTATTCCCCCGCTACTGTGATATAACCGTTAACGATAGAGTCTGCGTCCTTTACGCGGTAGTCGTCGCGAACGATAGCACGTAATAATGTCATATTCTGAGCGAACGCGTTAAAGTTACCGATAGAGGCAACGTCGGACGCCTTAATAGACATATGCTGACGGTCGTACTTACGAACGTAATCGAACAAGTTACCAACGATAAACGGTACCTTACCGCCTACGGACGCCCATACCTTATTGGGCAGTACCTTGATCGGCAATACTGTAGTACCGCAACGTAACTGCATACTAGCCGGAGCGGTCGGATCCGGATTAAGGAGCGGTCTCTCGTTAGCGTCCTTAAGAGTATCCAGGTAATTCAGACCGTCGTCGTTAGTATAGATCTTAGCGCCGGCCTTATAAGCCTGTCCGAGAGTAACGTTAAGAGCCTTTTTAATACCGTCGATATCCTTAAGGTCGATCTGAGCCTTTTCTGCTACCTTAGCCAATACCTTAGCGTTAGTAGTATTAACGTCGGCCTTACCTAACCACTCGGCTACGATCTCCATAATGTTAGCGTCGGAGTCTGCTACCAGGTCATTAGAAACCGGCATAAATCCGGCTCTATCCTGGATTGCGTACGGTACGCGCTCAAACTTCGGAGCCTCGATCTCGTTAGCGATTTCGCCGTTTTCGTCGATATCTACGAATGTATTAGGAGTAGTCTTTTTCTGATAGGTACGAGATCCCTTATTAGTGGAAACCGGTACAACGTCGATATCCTGTTCCAGTGCATAATCTACGTCCTTATAATGCTCTACGCGAGTAGATACGTCCTCCGGTACTGTGTAACCGCCGTCCTCGTCTACACCCTCTACGAGACCCTTACGGATAAACTGGCGTACTGCCTTAGCAAACTTAGCGACCTCGCCCTCCTCGATCTGCTTTTCCTTAGCCGGATCTTCTACCGGAGCGGTAACACTCTGAGCGCCTGTAGCCTTTTCGGATTCAAAAATACGCTTTTCCAGATCGTACTCTTTCTGTAAAGCGTCTACCTCGTCCATAAGAGCGGACTTCTTAGCGATATCCTCGCAAGCCTTAGCCTCTGCGGTTTTGGACTGCATTTTTGCTAAAATTTCTCTCATCTTCTTATTCATGATTATCTTTCCTCTCTTTCATTTTCTGCATTAAAAAAGGACTCTGCGTTTCTCAATCTCAAATCGAGTAAACGAGCGTCCGTTTTTTCGTTATGAATTTCGTTTTCGGTATTTTCTGTACCGTTTTCCGGAATTGTTTCCGGTTCTTCTGCCTCTTTCGCGAAACCGATACTCTTATGAGTCCCGGCGCGAGGCTGAGCCGGTACCGCTACGAAACTTAACTCGTAAGCCTCTTTAGCTCCATCCAGGAGCATTTTACACCGGCGTTTTGTACCGGTCGGAGATCCGTCCTCGACGGTATACTCGACTCCTGGCCAATGTCTACACCTACGACCGTCGCCTTTACAGATATTACATACCATATTCTTAGGTACGGTAGAGGTAGAGACCTCTTTTTTGATACCGCCCATAATTTCCGCGATCAAATCCTTATTGGACTCTGTACGAATCATATAGATTTTCGCGATTAACTCGGTATGCAGTTCTCCAAGTTCCGTCTTACGGTTAGCGTCCTGGATAAGCTCAGTATCGTAAACTCTCGCGATCTGATTATCCGCGCGTCGGCTATGATCCTTTAACATGGTCTTACCTGGATACAATTTCTTAAGATCCTGTAAAGACTTTAAGTTAAACGGCATAAAATTTCTGTCGTCCTGTTCGTTATCCGCCATAGTCGCCTTAAAGATAAAGACGTCCTCGGCCTTAACGGGAGCGAGAGTAAACTTATTGATCTTCTTAAGATCCTCGTCGGTACATTCCAACGGAGAGACGCTCGCGACCTTACTAATTACGCCCGGAATAGCCTCCGGATCGTTATAATCGATATTAAACTTCTCGTCTGCCATTTATTAACCTCCTCCCTCGTTATTTTCGTCCGGATCTTCTTCCGGTTCCGAATTTGTATATTGAGATCCGGTTAATTCGACCGGAATACTCGCACCATTACCGAGGAGCCTATCTCCGCCCTCTTTCGCCTCGAGATCTAACATAGCTCGAGCCTCATTCGGCGTATAAATAAAGTTACTTACGCCTACGGATAAAGTATTTATCTGAGTAGCGAGGTCCGCTCTCAAAATAACCGCGACGTTAAACTTAAAATGATACCCGTTATCGATCTCCTCGGAGGATAATAACTTATAAGTTAACTCCTCCTCGTACTGCTTAATGATATAAAGCAATGTATCGACGTAAAAACTCAACTGCTGAGCCTCGGCGGACGCATAGGACGACTTAGTATAGTCGCCAATCTGATACGGTTTAATACCGAACGCGCTCGCGATCTGTAACGCGGTATACTGTCTCACCTCGATAAACTGGTTATCGGCTAACTTAACGTTTAGAGGAGTCAAATTAAAGCCTAACGGGACCGGGATAATATTCTCGATACCCTTATCTTTAAGCTCGCCCTTACCGTAAGCCTCGGTCATACGTACCAACTCCTCGACGTTTGCGTCGCTGAGAGATCCGGTATAATTGAGGACCGCTTTAGCGGTAAAACCGGACTCGTACATTTTGTTAATCATTTTCTGAGACTTAACGGCTCCGCCGATCGTCGTCTTTAACTGATCCTGGACCGATACTCCCAGGACTCCGTCTAACGTATTAAACGACTTAAAGTGTAAAATCTCCTCGGATCCGAATCGGTAAAGCTGACCGCCTACGGAATATAGGTAATATAAATCCGGCTGATCCGCTAAGATCTTAGCGTCGTCGTACCATACCTCGACGTCCATACTCGGTAAAATCCATAATTTCATATCTTTACCGGCGCCCTGGATCCATACGTAGGCGTTACCGTAATGGTTACGGTTATATTCGACCGTAGACCAAAACGTCGACGCGGTCATATACGGATTCGGTCGCGAGTGTAAAAGATAATATAGATCGTGCTTACGAGCCGTCTCGACGCCGTTACGCTCGTTATACTGTAATAGTTTAAGAGGTAACTTACCGATAGCCTCGCTTAATACTTTCATACAGGCGAAATACGTCGCCTCAGATAAGACTCGCTCGTCTTTATCCGGATCGATACCCAAAAACTTATACAGGTTATTAAGCTCGATCGTCTGCCGGTCCGACTTATTAAAAATCGCCCTAAAAGCTAACTGTAATCGTTTCGCGAAATTCATTTTACACACCCCCTTTTCTTAATCTTTTTTCCATCCCATAGCCTTAAAATATCTATCTAACTCTGACTCTACGTCGACGACCTTTTTAGTCCTATTCTTTAACATGACCGCGTGAGCGTCGATACAAGCGTCGACCGGATCGATACGAGAGCCTCTTTTACCTGGTTTCTTATCGATCTTAATCTCGTCAAAAGAATTTCGGACGAGTACCGCGTTAAGAAAAGACCACGACAATAACTCGTTATGAGAGTGATACTCGATATCCTCAGACTTAACGAGTAATCGTACGTCGCTCGTAGCGTCGTTAAGAGATTTACAAGATTGAGCGATAATAACGACCGGACACCCGAACGCCTCGAGGTCGGATAATATACCGTCTGCGTTATGAGGATCGACGCCGATACCCAGGAATTTAAGACCGTACTCGTCTCTAATCCGCTTAAGGTCCTTAATAATAAACTTATAGTCGTTTTTATAGTCTCCGGATCCTCCGGTAACGGTTATAAGCTCCATCTGTTCCCATAGGTCATAAGGCGCGAGATCGGTCTCTATATGCTCCTGTAATCGTCCTCGAGGCATAAAGGAATGAGAATAAAAGTAATATTTCTCTTTTTTCTCGCCGGTATCGGAGATATACTCCTCCGGAAACTCGAGAGAGTAACTCGTTAAGTCACCGCCGGACGATAAGTCGAGGCCGACCCAACAACTCCGACCGTGCATATCCTCGAGAGTCCGATTCGATCCGCATTTCGACCACTTATCAGCATGGATAAATTGATCGTCGGTATTTTGGACCCACATATTAAGAGACTTAGTTAAAAAGTCCCTAAGATCGGATCCGCCCATATCCTTAGCGGTCTGAGCGTCCGTTAGAATACTTTCTGCCGGTCCGTTAGCACATAAAAACGGATTCGCTTTAACCCATATCGACGAGTCCCAAATATCGTCGTCCGGATCGAGGCTATAAATGTCTACAAAAAAATCCTCAGCGGTCGCGAGACCGTTAAGGATCTTAATACAGTAATCGTCCATCTCTTTACAAAAAGAGTTTAGATTGTCGCCTCGAGTCGTAATCATGGATACGAGAGTCTCGTCGAGCGCTCGCGTACCGTTATACAACGCCTTATAGATTTTATTATCTTTATGCTGATGGATCTCGTCGACGGAGGCGTAAATACTACGGAAACCATCGTCGAGTCCGGCCTCTTTACTGAGAGCCTCGATCGTACAGAACGTCTCGAGAGCCTCGATAGTCGACTTGTAATCCATGACCTTAAAGTACTCGTTTAAGTCGGGATCGATAGTAATAAACTTACTCATTTCCTCCCAGGCTAAGCGAGCCTGTCGTTTCTTAGTCGCTACCGTAAAGAGTTTACCGTAATTATAACCGCCGAAACCGGCGATATACGTACCCATAATACCATTCTCGAACGTTTTACCATTCTGTCGAGCCATCGACTTATAACGTCTACGGAATCGCCGTTTATCGTTTGACACCTTAAACCATCCGAATGTACAACCCAGGTCGAACGCCTGGGAGTCGAGTAATACGACCGGTTTCGGTTCGGAACCCTCGGCGATCGTTAACGTCTCAGCGTAGTTAATGATCTCCATAGCTCTATTAGGATCGTAGTAGTACGGAAAAGCGTCCGTCCTCTGCCGTTTGAGGTCGTCTAAATGTCTTTTACACGCCAAAACGTGCAAATTACCGGAGACGACCTCGCCGGAGACGACCCTACTCGCGTACTCGGTTACGCGATCCCAGATAGGAGCGTATCCATTATCCATTTACTGCCGGCCTCTTTTCGAATTTCTTAAACTTATTCTCTTTAGTTTCCGTTTTGGTCTCCGGTACGACCAAACGACACCGGCTCGATATAGTAAGTCCGAGATCGCTCGCGGACGAGCGACATTGCTTAAATAATTTCTCCTGGATCGATAACCACCGATCGAAAAGTAAAGGATCGTTTTTAACCTCGGTCTTTCGTAACTGTTTAACGGCGTTCTCGTACATATCTCGAGATACGATATAACGAGCGAGAGCGTCGACGTCCGTCTCGCCCATTATCTTAAGGCGCTTAAGCTGATCGGAGATCTTATAAAACTCCTCCGTCTGCTTTTTCGTTAAGAATCCAGGAGCGATAATATTATCGTCGATCGGCTGAACCTCGCCGGAGAGTCTTTCCGCTATTTCTGATTTCGTGAAATGCTTAGTACCCTTAGCGATTATTAAGTTAGTAGGTTGTCTAGGTCTCGCCATTATTACCGCCTCCTTTCGTGAGTATTAAACTTTTTGTATAGATACGTTTTGCGCTCTATCACAAGTAAGAGTTTTACTATAAGTCGATCCGCCGACCGTAAAAGTAGCGCCGGACGGGATATAGTAGTATGTTCCGCCTGTAGTACCGTAAGTAGTACCGGATTTAACGTACTTACCCTCTAACACACTAAAATCAGTAGTATTCGAAATACCACTCAGCGTACTAGTAGTACCGCCAAACGCGAGCGCGATACTATCGCTAATTTCGACAGAATCGCCGTAAGTAACGCTTAGAGAATAACCGGATCCGATTTGAGTCGACGCCTCGGCGCCTGTTACTATCTGTATAGCGATAGCACCATCCGGTAACGTGGTACCTCCACCGGTCGGAACATTTACGACGACACTCGTCAAATACTTACCGCTATCCGGCGTTACCGTTCCGTTAGCCGTGACAGTTTTAGTCTGCGTCTGAATAGCGTTAACTGTAACTTTCGATAATCCATCGTAACCGGAGTCCGGCGTTACGGTCTGTTGAGAGGTTTTAGGATCGACCGTTTTTTCCTGTAATACCGGATCCGTACTACCGCCCGATCCGCTCTCCGGTAAATTGTTTATCGTATCTAAAATCGCCCGTAAATCGGCGTTATTAGCTTGTAATTCAGTATTATACGACATTTGAACCACCTTTATAATTTTAACTAGCTATCATCATCGGATACGCTATACTCGCGTCGTAAGACTTATTGATATTATTACCCACATACGAAAAGGTCGCCTCGTCCGGGATATAATAGACCACGTTCGAAACCATTACGTAATGACCGCGTATAACCTCGCATTGACTGGCCGACGACGCTTTAACCGTCTGAGTGGTGCCACCTAGAGCTAACGCACCATTATTATTTACGCACTCGGTAGCGTAAGTAATACTTAAACTACCGTAACTCGCGCCGAGTACCAAACCATACACCGGATCGCCCATAACGATACCACCCTCAGCTACTTTGACCTCCCATAGTACCTCAGTACCTCGCGTAATCTTCTTAACCACTCCCTCCGGAATGGTTATAGCCGTTACTCCTGTAAAATCAATCATTCTACGTACACCTCTTTAGTAACCGTCGAACCGTCCTCGAGAGTAAACGTCCACGTCTCGAGAGTACCGGACGGCTGACTCACTTTATTCTGTAACGCGCTTTGGATCTGAGTAATTAAATTATCCTGTTCCGTCATTTCGGAATCCAACGTAAACTCACCCTCAATAGGCTCACCGTCGGCGCCGTAACCCCTGTCACCTTTCATAATTCGATCTTTGACGATGGTACTATCGGATATATCGATTATCGATACGGATCCAAATACGACCTTATTTACCGCCATAAAACCACCCCTTAACCGATAGTAACAGTTTTACCACCCGCCGAGTTATCACTCTCTACATACGGAATGGGTAATACTGTAACCTGTGTCAAATAGTTATAACCGGCGTCCGTATCCGGTAAAACGCTAAAACCGTCTTTTGTCGGGGTCACGTCCTTAACCTGAGCCTTAACACCCTCCAAGCCTGTTCTAGTACCGGCGACGCCGAGGATCGTCATACCGTCCGGGATATTTTCCGGAATCAGTTTAGCCTCCTCGACCGGATCGATACCAACGGTACCGGAGCCGTCGTGATAACCTCTCGGAATAGTATACTTTGCACCTTTAGCGGAAATCGTTCCGGCTACTCCGCCATTATTAGGCATAGAACCTGTACGCATTTCTCCGCCTCTTGCGAATGTTTTAGTAATTAGAACCTCCTCGTCCTGGGCGTTTGCCTCGGAGGAGTCTACGTCAAAATCGCAAGTACCTGTAATAGGCGTTCCGCTCGCGTCGTGTGCCGTGGTTCCGCGTAAAAGTTTATTATCCTTTACGGTATCCTGTGTTAAGTCGATTAGCGTCTGTCCGCCGAATACTACTTTACTAACTGCCATATCTTTAACTCTCCTCTCCTATATACACCGTATCGCCTCCGCCGATATTACTTACGTTAAAAATCGGGATACCATTTACGATAAGGTTATCGTACATAAATTTTTCTTTTGTATTTAATGTCTGCGAATCTACTTTCGGAGTGACATTATACTCTCCGTCGTATGTTTCATCCGGAATTTTCAATATTTCGTAAATCTCACCGTATCCGGTTTTGAATTTCGCCTCTAATTCCGAAAAACGAGTCTTAAACTCACTATTTAACTCGGAAAAGATGGGTTTGATCTTCATTACATCACCTCGTCGCTGAGTACCTTACCGACATCGACCAACATAATATTAGAGGCGACGACGCTAGTATCGACCATGTTAATTTTCAACTGAATCTCTACTGGTCGAGTACAATCGAATTTTAAGGTTTCCTCCTGGCTCAAACTAACACTTAACTCATGGTCTCCCAGTTTACAACTACTAATATTTTTCTGGACTACTACGACGGAATTTTGAGCGTAAATTACCCGAACGTCTTTTATAAGATCCGTTTCAAACGGAATCGTAAAGATATGAGTCGGAGTCGTTCCTCGAATCATAAAACCCCCTCCTTTTCTAAGTAATAATCATTATCGATTCATTTAGGGAGATTTTGATACAAAGAACTCCCCCTGTACCGTTATCCCCTCAAAGTCCCGTAAAATTCGACCCACCCCTGGTTTAACCCTCGAGGATGGTCCTCAGAATCGTTAAAACGGTCCTATTTTGTACGAAATTGCGTTAATCGATAATTTATATACCCAAAATAAAAGATAGCCTTAAAACGCAATTAAACGCGTCCTACGACTATCTCTTACTTTTAATATACTTCATTCGTTTCTGAAACCTCTCGTGCTTATCGTTATGACAATCCACGCACAACGACTGCGTATTATTGTAGTCGAGTCTCAACTCCCAACCCTCGGGAGTCTGTATCGCTTTGATATGGTCGACCTCGCTCGCGATCTTACCACACTTAACGCACCGATAGCCGTCGTCCTGTAATCTCTTTTGAGATAAGGTCCGCCATTCCTTACCGTTATAGAATCGTCCGTACTTAGGATCTCTCCTCTTATTGTACTCTCGATTACTCTTAAGCCTGGACTCCTGGATACGAGCCTCTCTCTCAGCCTCTACTATAGGAGTACACGTCTTACAATAAGGAGAGCCATAAGGTATTAGATTACCGCACCTATTACAAGTCTTTAATAACATGGATCCATAACCTCCAAAAGATTAGTAGCGAATATCGGACTCGAACCGATACGCCTAAGCAAGGGATTTTAAGTCCCTCGTGTCTGCCTATTCCACCAATTCGCCATAATAGAAAAGCCCCATACGCTTTTAGCATACGGAGCTAATCTCATAGGAGGTTTTAACCAACGGCTCGACCCTGTCTTTAGATTGGTACTATACCATGATACCTCGATTCTTAAGATTTCGTAATGAGGATTTACTGATATATTTCTGAAACATCACCGAACGTCAATATAGTAACAGCGTCTTTATACAGGTCATATATATACCGATCCGTATAACCCATATCCTCGGCGATATCGCTTATAGATTTACACTCAATAAAGAACGCCTCCAAAACCTCGCAGTATCTCGGATCCTCGAGAGAGTCGATCTCCTCTAATATCTGATCCCTTAATCTATTACCTTTATCCTTTAATCGCTTTATACGTTTCTCGAGATCGATCCGGTCCGCGGTTAAATCCTCATTCGTAACCTTAATACCGCCTCGAGGCATACCCGACAAACTCGGCGACTTTACGGATAGTCTTCTTTCATCCAGGGATCTAAGTTTATCCTCGAGACGGCCGACACAAGCGAGGTTTTTCTTATATCGTTTTAACGATCGTTTTTTTCTGTTGATCTCCTGGATCTTATGATCTTCCATATACGCACCTCCGGAAAACCGAGAAAATAACAAAATAACAAAAAAATCTCCAACTTCTATATATATTTTATTTATACCTGTATTTCTTTATATATACTATATATTATATATATTTCTAATAACTTAAAAATAATTATGTTATAGTGTTATATATACTCTGAAACCCGCATAAATAAAGGCTTTTCGCCATAACAGAATTAAAAAAGTTTTTGTTATGATTCTGTTATTCTCTCAGTTTTTGTTATAACCCCAAAATTTCACTAAAAACGAGTTTTTGTTAAAAAACCTGTTTTTGTTATAGTTTTTGTTATACGTTCTGTTAGTCTCTGCTGATCGCTAAGAGACACATCATTAGCACCCCGACGCAACCGCCGGCCATAAATACCAGTACGTAAAGCATAAATTAACCTACTTTCTTTACTTTACAATCCGGAGCCAGGAGCCAATTAAGACTTACTCCGGATAATTTAATACCGCGCTTATAAACCTTTACGAGAGAGATATCGGTAAAATAATAGACCGCGTCCGTCTTCTGATTCGTAAAACGGAAAAACTCGCCAATCTTTAACCCTAATCTCCGACGTATTAAAAATATAATAAGTCGAGTCATAACCTTACCTCTTTCCAGTGGATCCGATCCCTCCTCGAGAGATCTCGTTTAAGTGACTCACGATATCAAACTTAATTCTAGGTTGATTCTTTACGATCCTAAACTGACATATACGATCGCCCTTTTCGATAACGGTATCGGTTAACGCCACCGCCGGAAAATGCCACTCGTCGAGGTCGCCGGAGTAACTGTTATCGATAATACCGATCGAGTTAGCGCTCATAATACCAAACTTACCAGGAGTCGAGGATCGCGCCACTAAATGAGCCTCGTAGCCTTTTGGTAGAATCATACCGACGCCGAGCGGTATCAATTTACATTCGCCCTTTTTTAATTCGACTCTCTTAGAGGCTCTGAGATCGATCCAATCGCCCTTACTGATTTTATTAACCTTAGCGAGCGATCGGTCGAAATACTTAATTTTAATCGTCTCCCGGTCCCAGGGAGATACCGCGTACACTAAAAACGAGAAAATAAAACAAGCTGAGGCGGTAATCGGATATTCCAGGAAAAAGACGACGGTTACGGCTACAAACATCATAGATAAAAACGTCGTATAGATTTTAATAAACCAATTCATAATTAACCCTCTCTAAAAAATAAACCAGTTAAGATCCGCGAGATTATTAGTCATAAGTACATCGGTAATCCGGATGCTCTTACCGGCATCTTTCGCCTTAATAAGCTCCATATTATCGTTATACGCTTTATCGTAATACTTAACTTTCATATTAAAATTCTCGGCGCGGTTAATAATAACCTCCGTCACCGGATTACCCTCGGTCTCGATAAGGACCGCCATAAACTGACGACCTCGAGACATTCCGGATTTTACTTGATCCATAAACTCTTTTTTGGTCATATCTTACCCTCCTGTAATTCGTACGCTTTAATGACATTCAACATAAGCTGAGCGGTCGTTAGGATCCCGACGCCTCCGGGTACCGGAGTAACGTCTATCAGCCTATCTTCACAATCCGTAAGATCTATATCTCCGCATAATTTACCGTCACCGTTTCGGTTAATACCGCAATCGATCCAGGTCTGAAAATGTCTCATATGCGGATAATCGAAATACTCGGCCTTACCGACCCCGGTTATAATGATATCGACGTTTCGGATTAGATCTAATAAAAAACGCGTTTTACTATGACATACCGTAACGGTCGCGTTACGATCGAGGAGTAACTTAGTTAACGGCTTACCGATTAAATCGCTACGGTTAACGATAGCTACGTCTTTACCGCTAAGATCCTCCGGTAAAAGTCTTAATATTCCGGTAGGCGTCGCCGGCGTGATACATGGTTTACCTGTCCACAATCTACCCACGCTATCGGAGGAGAGTCCGTCGACGTCCTTATCGTACGGAATGAGATCCAGTAACTTACGCTCGTACTGTTTTAACGGATCCGGTAAAGGTAATTGCAATATAACCCCGGTAACGCTATCGTCATTAACCAACGTCTTAATGACTACGCTTAATGTAAGATACGTAATCGGATAATCGCACCGTATTACCCGGCAAGCGATACCGACTTTCTCGCACGTCTTAACCTTATTTCTAATATAGACCTCGCTCGCGTCGTCTTTACCGACCTGGATAATCGCGAGTTTTAATTTACGAGGTACGGAGGCGATTTTCTCTTTCGCCTCTCGTAACATATCCTCTCGAATACTTTTACAATCGATAATATTCATTTTCTTTTAGCCTTTCTCGCTTTTAAGTTTTCGTCGATTTCTCAGATACTCGTCGACAATATCGTAATAGCGCGCGCGACTCGTAAGAGCGGTATTTTCGGTAGTATAAAATCTCTGCTTACAGGACTTACATTCCCGATGTCTAAATACTCCGTCGGACGCTTTTACGCTCCGGAGGACTTTACTCGCCTCGCCACATTTCGGACAATTCATTAAAAACCCTCCTCTCTAAATTCTCATAATAAAGTAACGCTTGCCGTCGGTCTTTTGTTTTGGTTTTTCCTCGAAATCAAATTTCTGAGTAACCTCCTTAAAGAACGTCTTTTTACCGGTAACATTACTGGACTTAATACCGGAGACCTTACACCAATCGGAAAACTCGGAATATAGGACGTCGCGAGGTCTATCTAAGAAAGAATCCTCCGTTAACTCCTTATCCTCGATCCAGGAGAGTACGGTCGAGTTATCCGCCTTATACGCCTCGAGAGCGTCCTTAACGGATTGAGGCTCCGTAAAGTGACCTCGTTTAATAAGTCTCTGAGCGCCTCGGATCCCGATATTTAAGAGATAGGAGAGCGCCGTAGGAGCCGTAATCTTATCTCCGATCATTGGATCGTAATCCTCGTCGTCTGCTGAGAATTTAGCGTTAAACGGGATTATTAACCACCGGCGATAAAATCCGTCCGTCTTATCGAATGATCGAGGGATCTCGTTAGCACTGTAAATATGAGTCGCGTATAGGTCGGCGGTATATCCCATATCGCCCTTACTCTCTACCATAATCGAATTACCGGCGATCATTTTCTTAAGAGTACCTGTATCCTTAATCGTTACATTATCGATATCGTCGCCGATATTCGCGCTCTTATGCTCTAATAAAACTCGGTTAAATCGTCCCGTAACCTCCTCGAGAGATAAGGTCGAGTAATTGGTCGAGCCTAAGAACGTCTTAATAAGATCCAGGATCGTACTTTTACCATTCGAGCCTTTTCCACAAAACAAAAACGCTTTTTGATAGCGGTTATGTTTTAGGAGGACCGCTCCCAACATCTCCTCGAAAAGGTTAATAACTTCTCGGTCTCCCAGGAATACGCGGTTAAGCATTTTATCGAGATCCGCGCAGTACGCCGACGGATCGTATACGACCGGGATACGTCCAAACTCGATTATATCCGGCTCAAACTCTAAGCATTTACCGGAGCGAATATCGAGGCGCGTATTTTGGAGATTGAGGACGTACGGATTAACCTTAATCGATCCTCGACGTAACTCTCGCATATCGCCGATATAACTAACCACCTCGTTAACCTGGTTATTTTTAGCTCCTCGGTACGTCTCTCGGACGTACTTACGGAGAAACTCGGCCGGCTGATAGTAATTATCGAGATACTCGTAAATCGTGCCGTTATACTTAATTAACCTATGCTCCGATATAATCTCCTCTGCTACTGAGATATGGTCGAATCCGCTACGCTTTTCGGCCTGTTTAATTTGTTCCTCGATTACGTCGTCCGGCTTAAACGCCTCGTCTCGACATATCGTCGCGATCTCGCTATCCGGTAGAGACTCGGCTAAGACGTACTCGTTAATAATCTCGATCGTCCGCCGGATCTCCTCTCGGTTAAATCCTTTGGTCTGTAAATAGACGATATAATTAAAAAGCTCCTGGTTACGTCCGGACCCGTCGCCCATTTCCTTAAAGGCAAACTTACCGGACGGAGCGGATACGGAGGTTAACCATTTCGGTACGACTTCCATATCCTTAGCGCTAATATTACGGATCCATTCGCGCTTTTTACCGTCCTGTTTAATCTTTACGTAGCCGTTACGATTCGTTTTACGGTCTGCATAGATACCAATCGCGAGACGGTTCTTAATAAAATTCTTAGGATCCTCCTCCGGAGCCTTAAACCAACAATGGATACCACGAGTCGTCTTCATGACTCGAGTTTTAAGGTCAAGAGCCTCGATAATATTTAACATGATCTCGGAATCGGAGGCGGTATCGAAATCGTAAACGACGTACCCTTTAGGTACCAGGACGGCGACGTTATCAAAATCCTTTACCTCGTCCCAGGACCTACCGACTCCGTCCTTAAATTTCTCCGTCGGAGTTTTCCCGTCTAGTATGAGATACTGCATTATATCCCCCCTCTAACTCCTTTTTAGCCTTATTGAGTAAATAAATCATATTTTGTAATTGGTCCAAGTCGTAACTCTGAGCCGACCGGCCTACGACGATTTTAATCGTAGGATCGTCGACCGCACATTTTCCGGATTCTACGAAATACGATTTATTACTAGGCGTTATAATAATCATAAAATCGCTCCTTAACTATTTTTAATAAGCTCGTCCGCATACGGTAACGAGTCGAGCCACTTCATAAAACCGACGCTCCACTCGTCGAGTTTATGGTTTCTCCTGGATCCGTAGATATTACGGAGTACCTCATAATTAAGAGTTACGGTCCGTTTCTGATTATAGGACGTCGGGAGTAATTGGATTATCTGATCCCAATACCTTTTATCTTTAGTCTCGAGATAGGCTTTTCTCGCACCATTCAGAAACCATATAATATCGTCTAAACATTTATTCCAGTAGTAAACATAAGGGATATCCTCGCCGTTATAGTCGATCAATTTCTCGCAACTAAAATCCTCTCTCGTAAACTCTTTTTTGTGGATTGTGTGCATAGTTGAGCATGAGTTAGCAACGGTACCCACCTTATACGTATCAAACTCTTTCCACCAATAGAGAGGAGCGGTAATATCCACGCTTACGAAAATCTGCCGTAAGAATTTTCTATGATCGCTACCTGCCTTAACGAGTCGCTGAGCGAGAGCGAGATCGTTAGGACCGATCTCATCGGATTTATATCTATCCTCGCAACGATCAAAACTCGTATAGTCGTAACTAAAATAACTATCCGATTTCTCCCAGGAGTTAAGAGGATTTCTCATACCTCTAATCGCACCCTCGAAATTAAAAACATCTGTATTTTTGAATTTAATCACGCTTATACCTCCTCTAAACAAACCGCCGTACGGCGTTTACTAACGGCCTTTATGCCAATCACGTTTCGATTGAGAAACGCCGGACGAAATACATCACTATAAGAATCTGCGACGTTATCGTCGAGTCCCTTAATTATTAGAAACGGACGCGTATATCCGCCCTCGGATATCAATAAATCGGACTCGAAATCGTCCAATAAATCTCGTAAAGTCATTACGCGCCCTCCTCTAACTCCTTTAAGTATCTGTTTAGATACCAAATCGCCTTATTTATATCCTCGACCTCTTTAGTCGGATCCTTTTTACCGGCACGAGCGATATACTTAATCGCGTTACCCAGGCAAAAACCGAGACCCTTATCCTCGATAAAATCGATAACCTCGATCTTACCGTCGGCGTAATGTTTTGGTCTGTCCACCGGATCGTAATCCTCTACCGGCTCAAACTCCTCCGGCTCGTTATTGGTACCGTTAATAACTGAGAATAAATACTCGACGTCGGCGTAACTCATCTCGTCAAACTCTTTATTACTACAAATCTCCCATGCTTTCGGATCTTCTCTGATCGCGCAAGCGTCGCAGTTAGAAAGAGGGATATCTCCCAGGCTCTTACAATGCTCTATTATTTCCCGTAAATATACGTTACGATCGTACATATTACCTCCATACTCTACCGGTCTTTTTATTTTCCAGGACGATACGCCCCTCGACTCTGTAACCGGCTAAATCGCAAATATTAAAGATCGTTTGGAGGAGCTTTTTATATCGCTCCTCCTCCCGAGTAACGTTCTTAATCGCATGGTACGCGGTTAAGTCTTTACAACCGGAACCGTTTACCTTATCCTTATCCACTCTATAACCCCTTTCCGGTCGTTCTGCTGATTATCTCCCGTCTAATAACTCCTCGACGATACCTGTAAACTCCTCGTACGTATAAGGCGCGTAATGTAATCCTCCGGATCGCTCGATCCTCAGTTTATGGATCTTTTGGTCGTCTTGCATATCGTTAGAGCCGACCTTAAGCTCGAACGCGCAAAACCGACCATTTATACAAGCGATAATATCCGGCTTACCTTTTCCGCTAAATCCGTCACCGTATAAATTGAGATGGTAAACCCCTCTCTCCTTAAGGTAACGGATCGCCTTATCCTGTAGCTTTTTCTCCGGCTTAATCATCGAGATCGTCCAAATCGTCCAGGTCGTCGAGATCCTCTAAGTCGTCCTCAACTTTCGCGGATCCTCCGAAACCGTTGGCCGGAGCGTAAGACTTATCTACGAGATTAGCGCTCGTCAACTCCTCGCCCTTACGATCGCCGTTCTTAGCGATATAGGTACCATGCTTAACCTCTGCCTCGATATAACATCCTACGATATCGGCGAAATCGATCTCCGGCTCCTCGTTAGCTCCCAAGTTTAGGCAAGCTCTCGCAAACTTAGACCAATAGTAAACGCCGATCTCGTTAACCTCGCCTTTTGTGTCTACAAAATTAAAACGGTTATTGATCTTCTGACCGGAGGAGGTCTGTAATTCGTACTCTACTTTACCGAAATCCTCGTATTTATCCGTACAACCTACAACCTTAAAAACGTGTACGCCCTCCGGAATAAGTGAAAAACCAACTCTACCAACTTTCATTTTAGCCATGATTTTATATCTCCTTTTCTATCATTTTAATTTTCCAAATAATACTGACAGTCCCTCGCCTGGGATCTCAAACGTAAACTCGTATTCTTTAACGTCCTCCGGTTCATCAGGAACCCACTTCTTAAAGACCTCGTTAAAATTGCCCTTATTACCGAAATACTTTTTAGCGATACATAGCGCGAGACCTTTCTCGGCGTCGTAAGTATCTCCTGGCTGACATTTAACGATAGTCTTAGTATCGTCGTCCCAAATTACCACCGTTACGGGATCGTTAAAGATAACCTTTTTAACTCCTGGATTCTTACCGTACGCGATTTTTCCACGAGCGTTAAACTCCTGGAAAATATTCGTGATACAACCGCTTAATGTCGGCATTTCGTCCGCTCCTGTTCGTATTTCCGTAGGCTGAAACCCTACGCGCTCGCCGTCGATCTCTAAGATCCCCGGTTTTCTAAAATCCATAATCACACCTCCTCGATTAACTTCTTAGTAAGCACGTACTTAACGGACTCTTTGGTTTTGTACGTATCATAGACGCCTGGATAATCCGCGTCGAATTTCTTCTGATCGAAACTCTTAGAAACGTCCCGGCGTACGTCCCAGGTATAAGCGGATCCCTTAACCTCGACGTGTTTATCGCCGTCTCTAAACTGCTTAACGATTGCCTTTTTAACCTGGTCGTCGATCTCCTTAAGGCGTTTCTCCTTATCGGCGATCTTAGCCTTAGCCTTATCGATCGAGGTCTTAAGGCGATCCGCCTCTTTCATTAACTTAACGATATCCGCGTCCTCGACCTCGGTAACATTCTTACGGAGTACCTTAAGGATCTCGGCGTCCTTTTTCTCGTCAAACTGAGGAGAGATACCGGTTAAAACGTGATCGTTCCAAAACTTAAGAGCCGGATCGATATAGGACTCCTTAAATGTCGGAAACTCCTCAGATAAGCTAAACTCATGGACGATAGTATTATCGACACTAGGTACGAACGCCTCCGGATTAACGTAATCCTTATCCTCCAAAAAGCTACAAGTCATAACGACATTATCGAACCCCAGGAGATAAGCATATAAGCAAGCCTGTAACTTATAGTAAATCGGAGGCTCGACCTTACCGTCTACGCCTTTCCAGTCCTCTACGCGCTTAGTCGTCTTAACCTCGACTACGAAATCGTCGCCCAAAAAGTCCCACATACCACCGAGAGCGTTCTCGCCTGGGAAAAAGTCGCCCCATGTTTTCTTAAAGTAATCCGGTCCGTATACGTCCGTCGGACTCTTAATATCCATAAAATAGCGATTCTTAAGATACTCCGCGACGCGAGGCTCTATCGTCTTACCGGCGATAGTATAGATACTATCCTCAAACGGCTCCTCGTAGGTACGAGTCATTTCGCAAAAAGCACTAAACGGAGTCGCCCAGGCGTTTAGACCCATAATAGTAGCGAATCTTGTGGCCGTAAGTTTCTTAGGCTTTTTAGGCGGATCTACCTTAATACGCCCATCTTCCAAAAACTCCATATCGTTAAAACCTCCTTTTCATTAACGAAATTGAGTAAACTCAATTAAAAAAATTATTTCGACTCTGTAACGGCCAATACCTTTTCCTTAGACGCTTTCGCTATTCGCTCCTCAGCGATCGCGTAATAACTATCGTCGAGTTCGATTCCTACGAAATTTCGGTTAGTATTCATACACGCGACCCCCGTACTACCGCTACCCATTGTAAAATCTAAAACCGTATCGTCGGGATTACTAAAGGTTTTAATTAAATCCTCTAATAATAAAATCGGTTTTTGTGTAGGATGAAATCCTTCATTATCTTTCGCGTATTCGAGAATGTTTGATTTTGATTTTTTATCTTCCCACAAATTAAACACGCTCGGAAACCGTTTATTTTCCATTTCACACAACTTTTCTCGGAAACTAATCTCGATATTTTTCAATTCCTGCCATTCCATAAAACCCGGCATTTTTTTGATACTATACTGCAGAATTAAGTCACGATACGTTTCCTCGGTACATAAAGTAAATTGAGGACTGTTCAACCTAAAACAGTGATCCGCTCTCTGTCCTATCGTTGCGATTATTTCAGATTTCGGTTTATTGATAAAATCGAATACTTTTGTAAAATATTTTCTTAACGAATTATCGCCGTTGTAATCGTGTTTCGGAAAAATTTTAGAAAATATGAGTATATCCTCATAATAATTAACCATAGCTTTTTTACATCCTAAAGTATTCCCCGGACAGTTTTTTTTCCATATCGCACGATAGTTAAACGGTAATGACGGAATAGCGTCGGCAATCAATGACGAGGAGAACGTCTCTTGACCGAATAACAAACACCGCCCATTAGGTCGTAATATTCGACTTAACTCGGGAAAAAGTTTTTTATTATCGAGCGATATATCCCATAAGCACGCTCGATAACCTCTACGATATTTTTCCGCGCCGGCGTCTATCCCTCGGATTGTACCGTATGGAGGATCGGTTAAGATCAAATCGATACTATCGTCCGGAATATCTTTTAGAATTTTGAAACAGTCGTCGTGATATAATTTATACCCCATTAGATTACTCCTCTACTTTGGATCCGATTTCGATAAGCTGATCCTCTGCCTCGGTCTTAGTCATACCGGACTTAATCTTTTTAAGGACCTCAGCGATATACGGCTCGTAAGACTCGTTTTTCTCTCTCAGTTTCTTAAGACCTCTCTTAATACTCTTAATCTGAGTCTCGGTCGCCTTACCGTCCTGGTTAATGAGCTGATCCTTAGTCTCCTTACGCTCCTCCGGAGTCGCCGGTCTGTTAGACTTCTTAACCGCATTTTCCGGAGCCGGTTTATTATCCTCATCTACCGGCTTACCGGTAGTCTCTTCGATACCGTCGCTCTCGATAATATCCAACGCGAGCATATACAAATAACGTCTAACGTACGTCTGAATAGCGCCGACCTTTTGAATCGGATTCTTAATCATAGAATCATCCGGCGCTAACTGGCTCATAAACTCGATATACTCCTCCGGATTATCGACGTTATAAATCATCAAATTGGCTACCTCAGTACCAAACGAGATAATATCAGCGAGACCGAGATCTCTAAAAATACTCTGCTTAACCGGGATAATCTCGTCGAGAGTAAAATACTTATACTCTGCGTATCTGTTTACTCCGGTCTTCTTAATACCGGCCTCGAGAAATCTCTTACGAGCCTCTAATAATTTCCCGTACACGTTCATTACGTGCGGATCCTGTACCGTTTCTTTTGTCGCCATAATTACGACCTCCTCTTTAATTTTCGCGATCTTACGAGCTACCGTAGGATCGATATTTATATACTTATCAATACGCTTTTTCGCCATATCGATATAGTAGTCTTTATCGAGATCGTCCACCGTTAGGACGTTCTCATTATCTATAAAAGCATGAGTCGGACACTCGGAGATAACCGTTTCACTCCATACCGGAGGATCGACCGGCGTACTCTCCATTTTTCCGGTATCCTTATTCTTTTTACGTTTCTCCGTAATCCATTTACCCTTAACAACCGCGCCGTATCTGTGGTCCTTTACTGCGTACACTCGGTTAACCTTTTGGATCGACTCTCTCACGCCGTTAACGTAATGATAAGATCCCTCGAACGTACCGCCGGTTTTTACGATCTGCTGAAACGCGAAAACGTCCTCGCAATCGTTAATAGTTTTTTCTGCCGGTACTCCGTTTACCAGGTGCTCGACTATCGCTTTATGGATTATCTGTAAACTATTCGTCTTAAAATTACCACCCTTATAGAGAGATACATAACCGCCTTTAGTCTTAAATTTTCCGTCCGGAGTAATACCGATATAATTATTAACGTCCTTTTGGATAACTTTCTTAAAGTCGTCTCTCTCCATTTCGAAACGTGTAATCTCGCTCCATTCCTTTACGATCTCCTCGGATAACTCGACCTCTTTACGATCAATCGAAAACATGATACCATCGGTATTTATGTTAATAAAATCGATCGTCTCGCATTTCTGACATAACATCGTAATTAACATCGTCATAGCTAACTGATTCGAGATACATACGCTACGACCGGCCCAACGATCCGCGAGGTCGTTATAGGCGTTTAGCATAGCGCCGTAAGTCGTGTTAATCGGTAACTTAAGAGCGTTACTCCTCAGCTTATCGCCGGAATGTTTATAACCGAGTCGCCTCTGTACCAACTTACGATACGCCTCCGGATCCTCCATAGCTCGAGAGCAATATCCGAAATTTAACATACTGTTAGGATATAGACTCGCGACGTCCTGGTTAATGATTACTCGATCCTCCGTCTCCTCAATCGTTACGCAAGGTTTAGCACCATGAACACCGCCCCAGGCGTAAGTAACTGGACATTCGCCGTATGAGGTTTTAAGAATAAGATCGAGCGTCATACCCTTAGATCCTTTACCGGCTCCGAATAACTTAGCGTCCGGGATCGACTTATCTCGAATCTGCATAAAGAAATCGAGAACGATTTTAGGTATTAGATCTGTATCGATATTATCCGGGATAACGTAATCTCTCTCGTCGTTAAATTTCTGAGGCTTAGCTCCCAGGATACGAGCGCACAACTTAGCGTTAGTAAGTCCGATACCCTCCTCGACCGGTAGATCGTACATTTCGGATATTAACGCTTTAGCGTCGATATAATTCTCTTTACGCTCCCAATATAAAGCACACGTCCCGTCGAGGTCCTCGTTAAGATAAGCCTTTACCTCCTCGATTTCCTCTCTCGTTAACGGTCTAGGTAAATCAAACGGTACGTTACACTCTACGATTTTTCGTCGTAAATTTCCCTCTATCGCCTTAAGGCTTATCCCTGGATCCGGGATATCGTCTCTAAGATCAAACGTCGGACAAGGTAGACGCTTAAACATCATATCGCCATAATCAAACGGATTATAACCCCATGGCTCACCGCTTCCCATAATATGGTCGTTATGTTTTTTAACGTGATAATTAGTCCCTCCGTTAATCATAGTTTTCATTACGTAATCGTCGTAATGTTTACCGTTAAAACTTCCTAAAATTATATCCGGCTGAGTTAAAAAAGCTCGTAGTCTCTCGGTATCGTTATGGATTATAATACTTTCCGCTCCTGGCTCAGGTCTCTTAAAACCTACGAACCAGTTATAAGCGTATACCTCTATATCGTAGATATACGTAATCATTTAATTATCTCCGCTTTATCTACGCGTACCTTAATTCCAAATACTACCTTATGATTATTATTTAAGTTAATAGCATTAGGCGGACAATCCCTTAACGGGGCGTCGTATGTTTTATCATCGATTTTAATAAATTCGGAGTCCGAACAATAAAATCGATCGCCTACTTTAAGATCTTCGAATCTTACTACCATATCTCTACCTCCGGATCTCCTGGATCGCTATCGTATAACTCGTCGAGACATACCTCGCAAATATCGGAGTCGCTATTGTCGTACATATGACAACCGCATACTGTACAACGCTTTTTAGATCTCGCTAATACATCGTAAAAGAAACCCATATTATCGCCTCCTCGTAAATTCATTAACGAAATTGCGTAAACTTGATTAAAAAAATTTTTCATCCAGTAAATGACTAAGATCTATAATTAGTACTGCTAATAATACGGTCCAATATCTCAAATCGTTTGGTCCTATACTCGATGCTGATAACACACCGCTAACTATCGCATAACCTATCATTCTTATTAAATGTCTTATCAATTATATGACCTCCTATAACCCTCCATATACTCGGTAAAAAGTTTCTCCGAGAAATCACTGTACCCGGCTAACGCTCGATAGATATCGACCTCGACCGTACCACGCGTAAGTAAATGGATACAGGTTGTTTTCTGACCGCGCTTAAAAGTACGCTCTCGAGCCTGTTCTAGTACAACCGATCTCGTAGTCGGTTCATAAAATAATATGGTATCACTCGCGTATAAATCGATCCCGGCGTTAGCGGTCTGATACTGGCACACTATAACCCGTATACTCTTATCGCTCTGAAACTTTCGCCATATCGTCTTATCCTTTTGGTCTCCATCCAGGACGACGTGTTTAATCTTCATTTTCTTAAGCAGTTCGACGATCTTACCGATCGAATACTTAAACTCTGCGAAAATTACGAGTTTCTTATCGTCCTCGTATCCCTCGATTATCTCCTGTAGGATATTTAATTTCTCGTTTTTGGTTTCGACGATCGTACCGTCTGCCATTTTAATATGACCACTACATAGCTGACGGAGCTTAATAAGTCGAGATAATGGATTCTCTGCGAGGATCTCGTACTCGAGTATCGCGCTTTCCGTAGCTAATTTCTTATAGAGAGTTTTCTCGGCATGGTCGACCTTAATAATCTCGTCCGGTAATTTTTCCGGTAAATCGAAACACTCGGACTTTTTAACGCGGTAACAATACTCGTTAATAATCTCCTGTAACTCCTTAACATGGACATAACTACTCGGTTTATGGTACATATTTAGAATACAGTACCGGTCCTCAAACGTTTTATACGACCCTCCGAATATTCGAGAGTATGGATACCCTCTCTCGAGATATGGATCCAGGAAACAATATAACGACCAAATACCCTCGAGCGCGCCATTGCTTATAGGAGACCCCGTTAGGATATATCGATAGTCTGCATTACAAGCGAGTTTTAACAAAAACTTAGACCTACGACTCGTACGATTTTTAATTAAATGGGCCTCGTCCAAAATGATACAACCCCATTTTTTACAGTACGGAGATTTCTTATCGCCTCTCCATACTTTATCGTAATTTATAAGAGTAATAGCGTCCTTTAGGATCTCGCGATCCAGGTCGTTAAATAACTCGGTATCTCTCTCCCAGGCGCCGAGCGCTGATTTAGGAGCGACGACTAACGCGTTTTCGATAGCTCCGGACTTTAAGAGATCCAGGATTCTAAATAAGCAAGGTAAAGTTTTACCTGTCCGCGGTTCCATAAAGAGAGCGAAATAATTATTAGACCGCATATACGAGAGCGCTATCTCCTGGTGTCGATATAACTTAATCATTATCTCCCTCGAAAAATAAGGCTTTATGGAGTCTCGTAATTATCATCGGGAATAGTGTAACGATATTTCCGATACGCGCTCCGGTATCTCCGAGTATATCGGTTAATACTTTCATAGCGATTAAGCTAAACTCTCCCGGAGTAATAGTAATCTCGGATTTTTTTACCGACTTACTCGTTTTCTCCTGGATCCCAGGATCGAGCGCCATTTGGTAAAAACGAATCTTTTCGACGCAACCCTCGCCAAAATCTACGATCGCGACACTAAGTCCCTCGAATACGTCTTTAACGATACCGCGTCGCAGTATATTATTATCAGCTACGATTACCATAACTCCTGGCTCAAACTTATCCATATTAACGACCCCCTATGTATCCGGTCTCTACGAAATTTAATCCGCATACTCCGAGGCCCATCATAAAGACGCCTACGAGTCCCTGTGTTACTATCTGAGTAATACCGATAGAGTCACAATCCGACGCTCCGGCGGTACCGAGCAAAAACAAAAAACCGACGAGAGTTAAACCTCCAAATATCGTACTAGCATATCTTTTTAACATACTCTTACCTCGCGTACTTTCTTATCTGTAGTTTTCTTACCGGATCTATTGATACGATCGATAAGGTCGTATAATGGACCGGCGTCCTCCATCCGTACGACGTGACCCGTAATATCCTTTACGACGGATCCGTCTTTTAAGATATGAATAACTCCCATTACCCGACCTCCTCGAAAAGATAATCGATCGTATGCTTAGGCGCGACGATCTCTCTTAGAACCTTAGCTTCGTCCATAGTAATAGGATACTTACCGTTTAATTTCTGAGAGAGAGTCGAAACTGTTTTCTTATATCCTCTCTTTTCCATCTCCTTGGCGAGTTTTTCGAGCGTCCAATTACCGCGAGCATACTCGGCGTTAAAATTCGAATACATAATGTCACCTCCTGTAATTCGTTTTGTGCTGACTTTCACAAGCAAAACCGAACGTTTGTGCTATATTTTACTTGCGTATCGCTAATCACAAAACCTATTATAGTCTCAATTTCGTTATTGTCAATAGATTTTTATAATATTTTAGAAAATTATTTTAACGTTCGCGTATTGCATTTTGGATTATGAAAATTTCATACAATTATACGCTACGTGATAATTACTATAAGGTTTTCAAAACTCGAAATAGTTTTTCGAAATTGCGTAAATACTTATTGAAATATCGATAACTCAGTAGTATAATACTGAGCATAGGAGGGAGGTATATAAATGAGTGCTGAGGAGAAATTAAAGAGTTTAATCCTAAATCGTTACTATAGCGTACGAGAATTTACCAAGGAGGCCGGGATCCCGTATTCTACAATGAATAGTATTTTTAATCGAGGGATCGGTAACTCGAGCGTAACCAACGTTATAAAGATCTGTAAAGCGTTAGGCATTAGCGCGGACGCCCTGGCGGACGGAGAGATCGTAGCAATACGAGAGAGACATAGTACGCCGGTTAACGACCGGATCGAAATTAAGGACGTACTTAACGAAACTAAGGATATCTTAACTCATAGCGGATATATGACGCTCGACGGTAAACCAATTAACCAGGACGGTATAGAGTCTATTATAGACGCTATGGATATCGGCGTCGAAATGGTTAAGAAAAAACTATAACAAAAACTATAACAAAAACTACCCTTATAACAAAAACGCGTTTTCGTCATAACATAACGGTATAACAAAAACTGTTACCGTTTTTCCGATTCTGTTATGATTTTGTTATACCTGGAAACCGCATAAATAAAGGCTTTTCTATACTTATATAACACAATAACATAATTATTTTTAACTTAATAGAAAATATAATATATAGATATATAATATATATGAATAAGATAAAAAATATATGTATATAGAAATTGAGATTTTTTTTGTTATTTTGTTATGGTAAAGAAAAACCGCCCCGAGATAAATCGAGGCGGAAACTATAAACTCCTGGAGGAGTCTATATAAGGTTGGCGCTTTAATTATAGCACGACTCCCAGGAGAAAAAAAGGGAGATAATGTAAAATGGGAGTAAAAAAAGAGGTACAAGCAAGGAACGTATTAAGAGTCGCGCTTTATGTCCGGGTATCGTCCCAGGAGCAAGCCGACGAGGGATATTCTATCGGAGAGCAAACGGACCGTCTTAAAAAGTACGCCGAGGCTATGGGATGGGAGGTATATAAGATCTATGTAGATCCTGGATACTCCGGAGGTAATATCGACCGCCCAGGTCTTAACGAAATGATTAGAGACGTCGAGGCCGGTAAAATCGATACCGTAGTCGTTTATAAATTGGATCGTCTTAGCCGGTCTCAGTTTGATACCTTGTATCTTATTGAAAAAGTGTTTTTAGTTAATAATACCGATTTCGTATCTATGACCGAGAATTTTAATACAGGTACCCCACTCGGTCGCGCTATGATCGGTTTCCTGGCAGTATTCGCTCAGCTCGAAAAAGATAAGATTAACGAGCGTACCTTAATGGGTAAGGAGGCTCGAGCAAAAGAGGGAAAATGGGGAGGCGGATCTTCTGAGCCGATCGGATACAAATATAATCCTACTAACGAATTATTAGAGGTTAATCCCTATGAGAAAATGCAAATACTCGAGGCGGTCGACTTGTTTTTTAAGGGAACGCCGTTAAGGACGATCTGTAACATCTTTCACGATAAAGGATATACTTACATCGGACGAGGCGGACGCGTCGCCGAATGGGATCCTAAACGATTAAAATATGTTTTCCGGAGTAAACTCTATCTCGGATATATTAGTCATAAGGGAGAATGGTATAAGGCCGAGCATGATCCGATTTATACCCAGGAGATTTTTGATAAACTCCAAAAAATATTAGACCAACGCGCCGAGGATTACGAAAAATATAAACCGAAACGATCCGGCCAAACGACCTATCTCGGAGGTATGCTTTATTGTAAAAACTGTCACGCACGTTTTGCTAAACAGTTAGGGACCACGCGAAAAAAAGGAGTTTATAATTATTATTACGCCTGTTACTCTCGGAGTAAAAAAGTTCCGAAAATGGTTAAAGACCCTAACTGTAACGCCGAGTATTGGAAAATGGAGGAGTTAGACGAAATCGTCTTTAACGAGATCCGGAAACTCGCTAAGGATCCGGCTCATATAACGAACCTCAGAGAGGAGAAAAAGAAAAATACTAAGGATCCAAGTAAGATCGATATCCTCCGTAATGAGATCGAAAAGATCGACGATCAAATCTCGCGTTTTATGGATCTGTACGGTATTGGTAAATTCACGATCGACCAAGTCTCCGGAAAAGTCGACCCTCTAAACGAGCAACGCCGAAACCTCGAGCGCGAGTTAAACCAGTTAAACGCCGAGGCCGGTATCGTTACCGAGGGGGAGGCGATCGAGATTATCGAGTCTTTCGGAGAGATCCTGGACCGAGGAGATTTTGACGAGATTCGGTTTACCCTCGAGACTCTAATCTCTTATATTGAATTAGGCGACGAGAACGTTTATATCCATTGGAAATTTATCTAATCAAAAAAGAGGCGCCCTTAATTGGACGCCTTTTTATATTACTCCTAAATCTTTTAACTCATGATATAGACGACTAACCGGTAGACCCACGATCGTATAATAGTCGCCTTTAATGCTTTTAATAAACTTAGCTCCGAATGGATCCTGTATCCCGTAACCCCCGGCGCGATCGCTCCATATAGGCTTTTCTTCTGTATCCCATATGCTCCCCTCCGCTTTGGTGAGAGTCCTTATATGGGATAGGTGTATTCTATCGATTCTCCTTTATTATACATCATTCCCGATATTACGCGAATTAAGACTCGGATATTTTTAGGTGTACGTATATAGGCGTCTCGCCTCTATCGATAAAATAACTATCGTTCTCCTCGTCATAACCTAAATACTTATATTTTCCTCCGCCGATTTTACAATCTATTTTTCCGATACGATTTTCCTTTAAGAGATTTAGGATATGTTTACAGGATCCGGATTTAATATATCCGACGTGATTATTATCTACTACCACCTTTACGGCGTTCGGATCGTATGGATTATCCGGCTCTGGTACCAACTCGGTTTTGAATCCGTAAAAGTCATACTCATACGTACGAATCCCATCTAATCCGCGATCGATCATTTCTTTTTTGGTGAGATCGTAATCGTCGTTTTTACTCGCCAATTTCATAACGCTTTCCATCCGATAACTCATTCCGGTAACTTTATAAGTATGTATCTTTTGATTAACCGTCTGAGTAGGATTAACAGTTTCGACGTTCTCCTTTTTTATAGGAGATAATAACTCGGAGTTAACCGGTTTCGAATGAGTCTTTACATTAACCACCTGTTTTTCTCCTGGCTTATCTTTCCCTTCTTTTCGGCACATACGACCCAGTGACATAAAAAGGACTCCGAATATTATAAAGATTATTCCTCCGGCGGTTATAGATATCAGACCCAAGACCATACAAATACCCCCCAGGATATAGCCGAGTATACCGCTCGCGCGATACATTCTTTTTGACGCTTTTTTACTCATAGCGCACCTCCTCATATTTTTAATGTCATATTAACATATATTTACATATTTCGCTATATCAAAATAATATTACTCAATTTCAAAAAATTATTATCGAAATTTCGTAAATTCGTATTGACTTATTCTAAATATGGTATTATTATAGTAAATATAATAAATATAGTATTGACTATAATTATTATAAATGCTATAATACAATCAATCCACGAGAGGAGGTGTTAAAGTGGAGAATAAAAAACCAGGGAGACCCAAATCCGATAAGCCCGTACGTAATAAGTCTATAACGATAAAAGTAACCGAGGACGAGTTGAGAGAATTAAAAAACCTCTGTTATGAGGAACGTATAGCCTACGTAGACGTATTACTAAAAGGTTTACGAAACTGGTCTAAAATGTAAACAAAAAAGAACGCTCTTAACGAAATAGAGTATCGTCTCGAGCGTCCTAACATAAAAAATATTAAGTATAAGCACGAGGTATTATAGCATGAACGAAAATTTATTACAAGTGGTAAACGACGAAATATTTACGAGTAGTCGCCGAGTAGCCGAAAAGTTTAATAAGAATCATAAAGACATTCTCCGCAAAATCGAGGATATCGTTATCGCGATCGAGGAGAGCGCAATTTTACGCCCTCCTCACTTATTCGAAATATCTACGTATATGACGCCTCAAAACAAACTGCAACCCGAGTATTTAATGAACCGCGACGGATTTACGCTCCTGGCTATGGGATTTACCGGTAAAGAGGCGTTAACCTGGAAACTTAAGTATATCGAGGCGTTTAACGAAATGGAGCGCAGGTTACATTCTCAGGCGTTAATCGATAACCGTTTCGAGCTTGCCAAACTGATAGCGACGACTCCTAAGAGTAACTTACCGGCTCTCCTGGATCTATACCCCGAGTATTTCTCTCATAAATCCGCTCCCGGATCCCTCGAGTATATTAGCGATCTAAATACGTCCTATACGAAATGGATCGCCGATTATCAGATTACGATCGATTGGATCTCCGATTTTCCTACGACCGATATTTATCTTAGTTATAAGAGCTACTGTACCGAAAATCACCTGTTAAGCATGGGTAAAAAGATTTTTTATAAAACTCTCGAGGACGATTTCGGATTATCCAGGGGACAACGTTCCGACGGTTTCCGGTATTTCAAAACCGCATAAAACACAAAAAGACCGAGGCTAATAACCCCGGTCTTTTACTTTTACCTCTGTGAGGTCGTATTTTGCGTTTTAAGGCGTCCTAACCTCTCGGAGGAGTATTTATCCATCGTTTACGAAATTGCGTAAATCCGAGCGTTTTAACGCCTCTCAGCACCATTTACACCGCCTTAAGGTACGGACTCGAAACGAATCCGGTTTCTTTGGATCCTACCACCTGGATAAGATACCATCTTACACCGGAGACGCTCGTATAGTAGCCGTACCACATTACCGCCGTTCCCTCCGGTAATGTCTTAATGATTTTCTTAGAAGTACCGGCTCCGTATCTGAGATTAAGATTAGCGGTCGTTACCAGGCGTTTACCTTTACTCGCGCTCGAGTCCTTACTCTGAGCGTCCTCGACCTTTAATGTCTTAGCGACGCCGTTAAGCTCGTCCAGGTGAGCTTTAACCATAGCCTTAAAGACCGACCATCCGGTATCCTGTAATGTCCTATGAGGACAATACTTACCGGAAAAGTCCTGGTGTTTCTTTAGTCTGCTGATCGGTAAACCGTATTTCTTAAGCAACGTAGCCGACAAATACGACGCGTTCTCCTGGGCCTTAATAAATTTATCGCCTCCGGACTTACTATAGCAAATCTCGATCGCGATACCTTTACGATTACCCTCACCGTTAGCACCGTCGCCGGCGTTCCAGGTATTACGGTTAAGCGGTACGCCCTGGACCGCTCTATTATGGTCTACCGCGTAATGGTATGACACCTGGTTATTATTACCGATCATATAAGAGACCTCGGCTTTTGCGCTCGCGTCGTTTGCCGTATTATGAATTACGACATACTTAGGAGTCATTTTATACGGACACTTAATAGCGTATTTACTGGATGGTACGAGTAATTTTGTAATTTTTAACGTACTCATTCTCCGATCCCCTCGCTCTCTACTTTATACGGGAACATATTCTCTTTGAGGTTCTGCTGATAAAGATCCTCGTCGAAATCTAACGGCTCCTCGTACTCTACTCCGTCGAGAGTATCGTCCTCGTCCTCGTTAAAGTAATCCTCTACAAATAGATCCTCTTTACTCATTCTTTTTAGCCTCCTTATGCTTAAGAATATCGATACCCTTAGTAATTACAGCCGGGATCGGTAATCCCATTAAACCGGCGTTCTCGACGATCGATATTAACTCATTAGCCATAAACGCGAGACAAACCGCGTCCCGGACGTAATTACCACCGATCGCGAGGTCCAATCTATGACCAATCAAAACAAATAAAAGGATCATACCTTTACGGCATAACCCTTTATAACCGGCTCGACTCTCGAGCGCTCCTGTTTCTGTTTTTGAGGATTGGTGAAATACTCCGGCGACGATAATACCTGTTACATAATCAATTAACATAAAAATAAGGAGAGTCGTTAGTGAGGCGTCCCATCCCCCAAAACATTGAGCGACTAAGCCTCCTACCATTCCTACCCCGGTACATAACGCAGTTTTCATTTTATCACCCTTTCTACGGCTTACGCCGATTATTATACATTTTCGGCGTCCATAAATTGAGGTAATGTCTTTAAGAAATCATACGCCTTTTCTGCGATCATATCCTCGGTATAATCCGTCTCATAGGTAACGGATCGTTTATACGGCTGACCGATTACCGCGGTCTTTTCGTCCTGGCGAGCTACCTCGTCGACGTACGAGATAACCGCGATCGAGCTATGACTATTTATCGTATTATGGATAAATAAGATCCTGTGATAATTAGTAACGACGCCGTCGTCCTGGCGAATCGCTTTATATAGTGCCATGTCTGCTCCTCCTTTAAGATAGAGTTATAATTCCGTCAAAATTGACTCCGATCGGAGTATTATTTACCGCGTTAGTAAGAGTAGACATAGTAGCGACTACCTCTATATAGTTACCACTGCCTCGTAACGTCGCGGTAATGGTACTCGTCTTTACCCAGGCGCTCGCCCCGGATCCGTGAGTATATACGCCGGTAATCTGTCCGCTCGAGTTTAAGGACGTCTGTCGCAACCTAAACCCCTGATCGCAAGCGATCGAGATTGTAGGAGCGCCGACAATCGGTTTCGATAACGGGATCGTAAAGTAAATGTCCTTTTGAGAATTGGTCAAATATCCCGACGTACTGATATATAGTGAGATAGTATCTCCCTTACGGTAATACGGTCGATAAGATCCAGGAGTCGCGATATTACTCACGTAATGGAGTACGTCGTGTCCGTATATATGAGTATTACCGCTTTTCTGATTGTAATTATCATAACCGATGATCGTATTATTGTTAGTACTCTGAGCGATTAACTGGACATGGGTAGTCCCGTCCGACAGGAATCCACGTAAGCCGGTACCGTTATTCATTACGATTTTATTATTATTTGTGTAAATACCGTCGTTTGTGTAAAAATGAACCTGATTACCGTATATATGAGTCCTACCTATTCCGGCCTTATAGAGTCCATAACCTAACGA